AACCACTTTTAACACAAATAAATAAAAAAAGTTGTAGTGTATTCTTTGTTGAAGATGTGCACAATCGTAATATAGATGATATTACAATTAAAAATTCAAGAAAAAATTATCAATTGAACAAATTCTTTATAGAAAATATGACAGCGATAGGTGGCGGAAATATACATAAATTAAAAGAAGCTATGAATTATATAAGATGCGGAGGTTCAAAGATTGACAAAATGCGTTATTTAACGAGTTATAATACAAATGATAACGAAACAAGAGATCTAGCTAGAAATGGTATGCTCAAATTAGATTATGAAATGCTAGCAAAAAAAATCTATCCAGGGGAATTAAAAAAAATTAAAATACAATCCCTTAGTGAAGTTATGAAAACAATTGAAATTAATATGGATGCAAATCCTGGATATATACTTAATAATCTTGGATTCCAAGATAAATCAGAATGTTTACCACTCATGATTGGGGCTTACGAGATGATATATAATAATTGGACTTCTCAAGAATGTGGATTTCAACCTAAAATAAATTGGACTATAGCATCACGTCCTAAAATCATTAAAAAGGGAAAGGCACTTTACAAAGTTAGACATAACGAACCAATTGGTCGAGTAATATCCTTACCAGATGGCATTGAACAATGGATAAATCATCCAGTTTGGTATCCAATTATGAGTAGAATCAAATTTTATAATAAAGAATGTTTATTCGGAAACACACCTATAATGCTGGGATTAAAACGAGCCGGATTATCATGGAATTATTTACGATATCATATAAAAGAAAGAAAATACATTTTTTCTGGAGATTGGTCTCAATATGATCAAAGAGTGAATTCGTATTTATTTGAAAATGCCATTCGTGCTATATCTTATTTATTTGATCATGAAGATGTTAATACTCATAATTATATTCAAAATTGGATTAAATTTGTTCGAGAGCAAGTTATGAATGGAACATATATCATAGATAAAAGTAAGGTATTAGAAAGAGTAGGAGGAGTTCCATCTGGTTCTCTCTTAACGAGTTTAATTGATAGTATTACAAATTTTAATGTCATATATGAAATAATGAGAGTTATGGATTATAAGGATACTGAATTTGAAATAGGTGTTTATGGAGATGATCACTATGTATTATTTGATGATTTAAAAGGAATGACCCCTCCGATGTTTAAAAAGAAATTTTCGGATATTGCAGCAGCATTATTCAACTTTAAATCATCTCCTGAGGATACCGTTATCTGTGAAACGGAAAATATGGAAGTTGAATATAAAAAACCTATATATGATGAACCATGGTATGAATTAATGAAAGGAACTTCAGAAAAGAAACCGATTGGGTATCAATATTCATCTCAAATATTTCGTATCCATAATTTGATGAAAGGA